AATCCCCTTAGTCGATACTCTCTTTGCCTCTAAGCTTCACGGCTTAGGGGTTTTTTTTACCTATAAATACAACCTGTAGTTGACGATACAACATATAATGTGCGAGAATAAAAAAGTAATAAATAACTTAAATAAATAAGGAATAAAGTGATGATTACATTCGACCCAAAGCTACCGGAGTATTGCAATATGGATGACAGAGTCTGTGTCAACATTCTAGTTGATGAGCTACTGTCTCGGAATAAAGCTATCAGAGTCTATGATGGTGAAGAGTGGGTGCTCGATCTTTGTACCGACAAAACTAAAATACTTGAAAGCCTCGCGCACACTGGTGAGGACACTATAGACACCGATGAAGGTGGATTTTATTTAATCTACAACAACGGCAGTGAAGGTGAACCTATGATCCTGATCACAGATTACAGCGACAGTGTGTTTAATCGCGAGGTGTATGCCTCTGTTGAAAAAAAACTGGGGGCAGAGTGATGAATCTATTTGAACTTGATGAGCTGATCCATCAGCTCGAACGCAAGCAACGTGATAACGATGAGATGCTCCAAATGTACCGCTACAAGCGCGGTGAGCTTAGAGAAGTCGTCAAGGGGCGCATCGCTGGCATCATGTCGGGCGTCAGTGTGTCCAGAGATACAACTAGTAGTGGTATACTAAACCAGAGGAGGTACTAAAATGGATCAGTTACTAGGTGCAATAGTGTTAACTTTTACAGCGGTCTGCTTGTGGGGATCTTTCTTGATGTTTCTTGATAAACAACGCTCGTTTGAAATGAGGAAAGAACTTGAAAATCGTCGATATATCAAAGGTCAAGAGTAAAGCCCAAGAGCCTGTGAGCGATAGAACCTCTCAGGCTCTACTTGATTCCCTCTCCGACTTCTGCGAATACTCCATGCATAACAACATCAAAGCCTTTGCGGTCGTTGCCATCGACAGTGAAGGGCAAGTGTCCAACTCTTGGCATAGTGATGGCATACCAGTGACAGGTGTTATTGGTGCTGTTGAACTTCTCAAGCGCGACTTCTTAGACGAATATATCTAACCGCTCACCGCATAACCCTCATAGCCTTATATCATTTCGTTGTGTCCTTACCACTTATTACAATGCACGCCCATTAACTTGTGAGGTGTGTAATGTTGTTTGTCTGTGTGTTTGTACTGGTGTTTTTAGGATTGATAGCCGGGGATGATTTGAAGGTGTAAGGCGGTGAGGTTTTGAAGTGGTCAAGGATAGGCCAAAAGGTCAAGGTAAGGTCAAGGATAGAAAATGTTAACCTTGACCACCTTAAGTCATTGATTTTATTATACTTTATTACTTATTTATACTCTTTTTCTTTAATGGTCAAGGTAAATAGATATAAAGTCAGTAGGAAAAAAAAACCTAAAAATAGTGTTTTTAAATCCTACTGGTTTTGTTGGATTTTACCTTGACCCTTGACCTTTTTTGTTAAAATGCTCTGAAACGTAGAGCCGGTGCGGGTTTGGGGTGGTCAAGGATAGAATTGAGAATTTGATCTATCCTTGACCATGGAGCTGAAATGCTCTGAAACGTAGAGCCGGTAAGGGTTTGAGGTGGTCAAGGTAAACTAAACTAACCGCGACACCGCGACACCGCGACAAATCAACCGCGACAAATCAACCGCGACACCGCGACAAATAAACCGCGACAAACCGACCGCGACACCGCGACAAAATGAAGCTGCCGAACTTTAAGCTGCCGAACTTTAAGCTGCAGAAAGTTAAGCTGCCGAACTTTTTTACCCTCCGACCGCTATAAGATTAGATTTGAAATTATTGGATCGCGACCCGTGAACCGTGATAGCTATATTCTTTTTCACGCCATCACATAGACCGCAATCGATGCATTGAATACCCTTGGAATCCGACAAGCATTCAATCTCTGAATCAAAAAGGGCGTCCCCGACCATCGCGACGCGGAAAGTTTTTGCGCCTTGTGCCTGATATTTAAGCGCCTGTTTTGGTGAATCGGCAGAAACCATGCAGAGCGACATAAAACGATTGTCGAAGTTTTTGTGTGAGGCTTGATGAGTGTATCCAGTGTGCCCCGACCCCAGTAATGCAATCGATGATGCGACATCAAACGGAATCGCCGCCGGATCACCATAAGCGCCTAACCTTATCATTCTACCGGCGAAGTGAGCCGCATGTTGATTGAGATCAAAGGCCGGATAGATACCGCGCTTATATCCTTTATATACCGCGTTGGGTGCTTGACCAATATTTACATAACAAGCGCCTTTGTTGAAGTGTCGGTGTGGGCAGTTGCCACAGATAGAAACATCCGCGCCGACCTTGGAAGCTTCAACCGGATTGATATCGGTTCTGATAATCCAAGTTTGCACCATGTCACCAGTTTTTTTATTGCTAGTGTTCATAGTTGCAATTATTGCGATGGGCTCACCGTCCAAAACGCTTGGGCCCTCCCACATAATAAAGCCGCGAGTTTTTGACAACCCAACCGGCTTTGACTTATTGGCTGATAAATAACGCATTGTTGTGACCCCTACTTTTAGTTGTAAATAAGTACAAAAAAACGCCCTCAATTAAAGGCGCTTGATTTACTTACTCGTCACCTCCTTTGGTCTCTCTACTAAGTCAAATACTCGCCATGTCTCTGGGTCACCGCAGTTCGTTTGTGAGCCATCGTCAGAAGCCTGATAGACGACCATTACAATTTTGCCGGTGGGGTTATAATCGCTATCCTCCTGATAAAAGAAATTAAGATCAACATGTCCGTCACCATGAGGTATACAAGCCCAATTAGTAACGTCCTCCAAAGGCCAATCAGCCGTTGTCGTGGTACATTTGTTACCATCATCAATATTCATTAGAGCGCCCCCAATTGGCAACCATAGCCAAAGTGATTTTTATATTGTCGGTCGATGTTTTGTTGCTCGCGCTTGGGCAATTCATCCCAAATTGAATAGCACTTATCAATTAGCCTATTAAGTGTGTTTTCTTTCTTGGTTTCGGCTTTGTATAGCTTGGCATCGTCGAAAATTGAATCGTTGAATGCTGTCAATGCATCCTCGGTTTCTACAAGCTTACGATCTGCCACAAGATAGCGACGCACTAGCGAAGCATACTTTTTGTTGATGGGTTCTATGTACATAACTACTTACCTATATATGTGAATGAGGTGTAATAGTCTCACACTGCACGTTGTATAGTCAACCTATGGTTGTATTTAGGTCAACCAATCTAGACAACAGAGTATCGGACACACAACAATAGGTTGTATTGCGATATAATCGGCCTCATTCACGCGGTAATGAGGAGTAGCACCATTGGCGAACACAAAGCCCATTGATTATAAAGAGCTGTATAACCTAGCAAAGATAGGGCTTTCAGAAGAACAGATAGCAGTCAGTCTAGGAATATCAGTATCAACTATTGCACGCCGTAAGCGTGACGATGACACATTCGGCAGTACCTTAAAGGCTGGGAAGCAAGCGGGCATCTCGGCTGTCACTAATTCCCTGTTTGAATCCGCAACGGCTGACAAGCCCAACACATCAGCGCAGATATTCTATCTAAAGAATCGAGGCGGATGGCGAGACCGCACCGAAGTAGACGCTCACGTTAGCGGCGGTATAGAGGTAACGCACGATATCGATAGCGCCTTACAGGCTTTGAAAGATGCGGGCGTTGACCCGTCGAGCCTGTAAGCTATCTTATGCTTGATAAGATGAATAGTGTTGTATATCAATGGCTTGCACGAATTTGGTACAGCCCTCGGCACACTAGCCTGTCAGGTTGTGCGGTTTTGAGCCCGTTTCGCAAAATTGGGACTCCCGCCCCGGGCAGTACATGGCGGCATATATCGTTACATATAGGGCGTAAATAATGGCAAAAGCGTCTGAGAGAAAGACTTCAAAAAAACCGGCTTCAAAGCTCACCGCCTCGCAAAAAAATAAGGCGGAAAAAATAGCGGAAGCCATTCGTATAGTAAAAGTCCACAAAGCTCAAAACCGTCTAGCTTATTTCCGGCCCTATGAGTGGCAAGAAGAATTTTACAAGGCTGGCAAGACCAATAAGCAGAGAATGCTTATGGCTGCAAACCGCGTAGGCAAAACGGCTTCTCAAGCAGCAGAGGTTGCATACCATTTAACAGGCTTATATCCCGATTGGTGGGAGGGTATTAGATTTACCCGACCGACTAAGATTTGGTGCTTGGGTGTTTCTGGTGAGCAGCTTCGCGATGTAATTGTGAAGGAGTTGATTGGCACCTATCTTGGAGAGGGTAAGTTTGATGGCTCTGGACTGATACCGCAAAGGCTTATCTATCAAGTCACACCGGCTATGGGTACGCCAAGGCTCCCAAGGGATGTGGCTGTAAGGTATGCCACTGGTAACACCTCCACTGTAAGTTTCAAGTCCTACACTCAGGGTCAGCATGTCCTTATGGGATCGAGTCAGGACTATATCTGGATCGACGAGGAACCAACCGACACCGCAATATACCCACAATGTCTTACGCGAACAGCGACAGGTAATGACGGAAAGGGTGGTTACCTCGTCGGTACTTTGACTCCAGAAAATGGGATGACGGAACTGGTTAGCCAGTTTATGGATCACCCGGTTCAGGGGCAGTACCTAAAGAATGTTACATGGGAGGATGCACCGCATCTTGATAAGGATGTGCGTAAGCAGTTATTGGCCGCCATTCCTGAATACCAGAGGGATATGCGGAGTAAAGGTATTCCGGTTCTTGGCGAGGGCATGGTATTCCCCATAGCCGAAGAGGTTATCCAGTGTGAGCCGTTTGAGATACCCGCGCATTATAAGAAGCTGGCGGCGGTGGACTTTGGGATAACGCACCCCACTACTTGTGTGTGGACGGCCTATAACCCAGATAACGATACTATTTATGTGTATGACGCCTATAAGAAGGAGGGCGAGATACCCGCAGTACATGCCACGGTGATAAAGAGTCGTGGCAAGGACATCCCTGTTATTTATCCGCATGACGGTGACAACACTGAGAAGGGTAGTGGTCGCACCTTGGCTGAGATGTATTTAGAGGCGGGGGTGTTGATGATCGGGCGGTTCACAAATGCTGACGGCACTAACTACGTTGAGCCCGGATTGATGGAGATGTTAGAGAGATTCAGAACTGGGCGCTTACAGGTGTTCAATAATTTGGCTCCTTGGTTTGAGGAGTTTCGGCGGTATCACCGGAAAAAAGGAAAGATACATAAGGAACATGACGATTTGATAGACGCTACTCGTTATGCAGCCATCTCAGTTACACGCTTTGGGCAGAACCAAGCCGAGCGTGAACAAATGACAACAGGTCGAGGTAACCACACCAGTTATGAATATAACTACTGATATTGACGAAAGAGAACTTATAGCGACGCTTGAGAACAGCATCAGCGCCGCAGACTCATACGCTG